TTATCTTTGATTTTAACTATAATTTAACACTTTTAGCCTCAAAATTGCCGTTTTTGGGGTGCAAAACGTGTGTTTTTCTGTTTCATCATGTTTAGATATTTAGATATTTGCTTTTCGGTGTGGTATGTCCAGGAACACACAATAATATATAATATATGTGTTTTTCGCTTTGCGTCTGGTTGTGCTTTGCGTATGGATCAGAACAAAGGAACGGCAAAAAATAAACTTCTGGATCTGGTCGTTTGTGTCGGTGTGTCGCTTATCAGGTGCAACAGTTGAGGAGGCAAAAAATATCTATCTTTTGCCGTTGTGGTCGTTGCTTTGTCTGGTCGTGGTATGTGTGCAGCATGTTATATTATTGCATCCTCAAGGCGTTTTGTGTTGCGTCTGGTCGTGTCCGTTGGTGTGGTGTGGATAATTGCAAAGGTACGTTTTTATTTGGTCGTGGTGTGCTTTGTTTCGCGTGTCTGGTCGTTTATCCATATACTATTATTATATATTATATTGTGGTGTGGTGTGTGTCGTTTCGGTGTGTGTTGGCATTGATGAAACAACCAGAACCAGAACCAGAACGAAAAATAAAAACGGGTGCAGCATCCAGAACCAGAACAAACAGAAAGCAAATAAATAAATGAACGAAAAAAAGATATATTAAAAAGTCGCAAAGTACGAAAAATCAGGAAGAAAAAACGACTTTAGGCAAATATGTGTAAAGTGTTGGTATTTAAGCAGTTAGAAACGCCTCATTATATTTATAATGTGACTTTTTGCGTTGTTTTGTGTGGTCGTTTTGGACGGGGTACACCCCCTTTTAACACGATTGGGCACCCGTACTGACGTCTCGCCGAGATTTTTCATTTTTCGTTTTTTATTTTTTGGATTTTGTTTCGTAGAATTGCGTATTTTGTCGGCATTAAAAAGTCGTGGAACACCGATAAACACTGGCATTGTAGCATGTAATGAACCAAAATGATGATTTTGTCGATTGTGTGTGTTTTAAGTGTTAAATTCATGTTAATTTTGATTTGAGAGGTCGAAAAAAGGCATGAAATGAACCAAAATCGGTCGTGAATGAACCAAAATGACAACTTTCTGTGAAAGAGTCAACATTTCCAGCGATGCCGTGAAACGCCTGTAAATAAAGGGGTATCTTTGCAGCGCAATGAACCAAATGAACCAAATGAACAAAAATACCTATATCGGTAATAACGATTTTTTATTTATTGTTTTTATGTGTATGTAATGGTACATTGCTGAAAAGTTGCGCGAGATATGAGCGATAAAACAGGACATAAGTTGAAGTCTGGTCAAGACAAGATGGCATTGATAGACGAGTTGAGCGGTGTGATATACAAGTCGCTTGACACGAAGTCGTTGCGTGCTGCGTATCAGCAAGCACGTTTCGGTGATAGGGTCTATGGCTATCAGGAGGTCGTTCTCAACGCCTGTGCAGGTTGTTTCAAGACCTACATGGGTGATGTCTATTACTTTGACGGCAAGGTTTGGTGTCCTTTGAGTGACATTGTACTGGAGAATGCCTTGAATAAGGCAATGGTTCGCGGTGGTGTTCCGAAGTCCGATTTAATCAACAGCCGTTCAAAGTTGATGTATTCGGCTCGTGGTGGTGCATCCATGTCGGCCTTGGAGTTGTCGGCATCTGTGATAGGATTCCGCAACGGCGTATGGGATTTCACTGACATTGAGCATCCAGAGTACCATTCCTTTGAGGATCGTATGCCGATTATCAGCATATTGCCGTATGACTACGACCCGTCGGCAGGTTGTCCGAACTGGCTTGCGTTTCTTCATTCGATATTGCCGAAGGGTGAGATTATGAAGCTGCAGAAGTACCTCGGTCTTGGTTGTGCCAACCGCAAGAACATGTCGCACAAGATAGAAGAGACGTTATGGCTCATCGGCAACGGCGCAAACGGTAAGAGTACAATCTTTGACGTTGTTCGCGGTGTTTATGGTGCTGACAATATATCTTATGTCGGTCTTGATACGCTTCTGAGTGGTTCGTCAGAGGTTCGCGCACGTTTCATCGGTAGCATTGTCGGCAAGCTGTTCAACTATTGCAGTGAGATACAGAGTGACGACATATCGAAGTATGCCGACACGTTCAAGTCGCTGTGCAGCGGTGAGCCTCAGACGGTGCGCAGGTTGGGTCACAATCCAGAAACGACGTTTGACATACCGTTCCTGGTATTCAACATGAACAGGCGACCAACGAATAAGAGCATGGATAAGGCGTTGCTTCGCCGTCTGTTGTTCATCCCATTCAGGACATCTGTCTCTGCCGCCGACATGAACCGCGAGTTGAGTACGGAGCTGCTGAAGGAGTTGTCCGGCATCCGAAACTGGATGATTGAGGGCTACAAGATGCTGGTTCGTGACGGCTATCAGTTCAATTCTACCAAGGACGGTGACGATGAAATGACGGACTACATGCTTGAGAATGGTCAGACGGTGCAGGTGTTCTTGAATAAGAGCGGCTATAACTGCAACCGCCGGACTGGTCATTGGGAAGACAAGGTGCAGTGGGTGTCTGCGTCTGCGCTCTATGAGGATTACGTCTCATTCTGTGAGAAATGGCTTCAGGAGCCGTTGAATCAGCGAGCCTTTGGCGGTGAAATGTCGCGTCTGGGCTGGCATGACAGCAACGGCAATCGTAAGCGCACGGGAACGGGCTATGTCTATGGCATATTCAGTGAGAAAACTATTGATTACGCATTGAAGGTATGAATCTGAAAGAGTTTATAGAAGTAACGTCCATCTATGACGGTAGGAAAGCGGCTATCCGTGCTGCTTGCATTGACGCTGTTGTTGACAATGCGCCGGAGCATGAGCAGTATGCCGATGGTCTTCACGTTGTCAAACCTGCTTGCAGGACTATCCGCTATGGTGGAGCGACATTTGACTGCATCGAGAGTTACGATGAGATTTGTGACAGGATTTGGAAAGCAGAACTATAAAAATGAACGATATGTGTAAATCATCAGCAAGAGTAAACGGTGCGTCACTCACGCACAGGCAGTTCAAGGAGTTTGTCAAGGCTTTCGCGTCTTTGTTCAAGAGCGAGACGAGTGTCTTGGAAAAGTTCGAGGAAGACGAGAATCTTCTTTCTATTCCGTTCTGCATCTGCTACGCCCGTCTGTTGAAAGACAGGATGCGCTACTGCATCACCTGTAGCGAATACTACCGTTCCATGGCCGAGCGAAGTTTCTGGTTTATGAAGCCTTTGGTTCTTCGCCGAGCCATGAAGTTTGAATCCATCCACTATGAGACGTTGGGAAGACTTACCCAACTGCGTATTTATCAGAAACTCTATCACAATTATACACCGAGTACATTATGAATTTGAACGAGAAGAAGATTTTGTTTGCCGACTTAGACGGCACGTTGATCACTACTGCAAGCGGCAAGACGTTTGCCGAGGATTGCACAGACTTTCGCGTAAGAAAGGACGTTCTGGATAAGATTAAGTGCATGGAAGGCTTGAGTTTCCTTGTTATTGTCACCAATCAAGGAGGCATACCTCAATACATATCACAGAAAGACTTTGAAGCAAAGTTATGGGGTATCGCAAAGTTCATTCAGGCATATCTCAACAAAAGAAATGCTTTCGTGATGGATGGAGACGATATTGAGATTGAGTGTCGGTATTGCGCTTCGATGGATAAGGCACACCCATTGCGTAAGCCGAATCCTGGTATGCTTCAAGGTTTCTTAGACGAAACTCTCCGTTTTTCCGCAAAATGGCTCAAAGACAAGGCAAATATGCTTATGATTGGCGATGCCAGTGGCAAGGAAGGTCAGTTTTCCGACTCTGACAAGAAATGTGCCGAGAACTTTGGCATTGACTACCTCGACGTTGAAGACTTCTTAACTGCATGAGTTATGGAAAAGGCGAGAGATAAGTTCGAGATTGGTCAGTCTGTGGAGATTATCGTCCATAACAGCCATTACGGTGACATCGGTAAGGTCGTGGCATTTGACAAGCACAACGAGTACAATGTCAAGGTCGCTTTCGGCGAAAACTATGTGCAGGGCTACATGGTGAACGAGCTGAAGCCGATACCGAAGTTAGGACAACGGCTGTCTGTACCGAGAAAATTCTTGCAAATTCTTTCAAGAGTTGCAAGAAATGGAAAGAACTGGAAACTTTTTTTATTCACATAAAACTTTTAGATTATGGATTTTGGAAAAGCAATTATCGCTCTGAAACAGGGCAAAGCCATCCAGAGAGAAGGATGGAATGGTAAGGGTCTGTTTGTTGTCAAACAAATCCCTGCAAGTATCAATGCTGACATCATTCCGAAGATGCAGTCACTACCTCAGTCCGCGAAAGACATTCTCATGTCACGCGAGAATCCTCACATTGACTACACCAATCAGATGCTCATTGTGAATCCTGACGGTCGTGCAGACTCATGGGTTCCATCCTCTTCCGATCTGTTTGCCGAAGATTGGCGTGTCATTGGCGAGGAAGAAACATTCCTTACCCGTCTGAAGGAAGAAGCCGCAGAGTTGTACTACCGCAAGGAGAAACTTGGTGAGTTCCTTGGCTCCGAAAAAGCTGCTCTCGTTTCCGAGACTCAAAAAACTCTCTTACAGAAACAATACGATGCCATGTGCGAGTATGGAAAGATACTCGATGAACGCATTGTTGACCTCGAAAAGTAACCAAAAACTTTTTTTCACTAAAACTTTATAAAAACATGAAGAAGACAATCTTTCTGAGCATCCTTGCGATAGCCTGTATGCTCATCGGGTTCACCTCTTGCGACCCGAAAGCCAAGAAGCAGGAGAAAACTGAGATTACCACAAGTACGTTGAACGCTGGTCAGGAAATGAGCATCGTCAAAGACTTCTTTAACGATCTCCGCGTCGTTAAGAACGATGGCCAGTTATCTCCAGAACATGTGGCAGCGACCGACCGCCAGTATATGTATAATCAAGTTGGCGGTGACTACATTCTTTTCGAGACGGAGGTAAAGTATGCCGAGAAGTTCAATGACAGTGCGCACACTGGCAATATTGAGCAAATCCGCAACATCTTCCAGAAGGTTACACCTGTTGACAAAGGGTTTAACGTAGAGGTGTGGCAGGCTATTACGAAGAAGTCCGGCACTATCTATTTCCATCAGGAAGACTTTGTTGTTGGTGACGAGCCTATTAACGACGTAACTATTAACTTGACGTTTGAACAGGCTCACACGAAACTTATGGAAGCAAATTGCCCGAAGCCAAATGGAAGTTATTGCGTATTGCGTCTTCCTATCACTTCAGACCCAAAACAGAGTCCTCTATATCTCTTTGGAAACTTGAAAGCTGGTATGGTAGCCGTTGATGCCGTAACGGGAAATACTCAGGCTTATCTTGGTGGCCCTCTTGGTGAGTGGCCTTAAATTGAAGTCAAACCAATAAAATATTTAGATTATGGGAACTATCAGAGTAGGACAGAAAAGTCCAAAGACCGTAGCAATGGGCGGTTTCACCATTGCACCAGACAACGGTGCTACTAACACCGAGAACAAACCCTCTCTCTCTGCCGAGGAAAAGTCAAGGATTGTCAAGAACATCATGCAGTTGCCAAAGGATCAGATTGTTCCTGCATTGCGCAAGCATGGCTTCAACGACATCGCCGACATTACCGAGGCTGAAATGAAAGCCCAGGACGAACAGGCAAAGGCTTTTGCCCGTGAGAATCGTCTGAAGGAGATTCTTGCACTTCCTGTTGACGAGCAACTTCCGTTGCTTCTCGAAGAGGGCTACGAAGAGGAGGCCAAGGAACTTTCCGAGCGTCTTGCTGCCAGTGACAACGACAACGGCACTGAAGACGGTGACGCTACCGACCCTGCTGCTGGCGACGGCGACGAAAACCAGGTCCAGCAAGATTCCGACGAAACAGACGATGCCGAAACTTCCGAGGCTGAAAAGCCAACCGAAAAGGAGAATAAGGCAAAGTCCTCTCCGAAGAAGACTACCAAGAAAAGTAAGTAAAAACGCAATTCGTGTTCGAGTATGAGTAAGTTGAAGAAACTAAAAAAAAGACTCACTGCGTTCGCAAGCCAGTTGACTCCCGATGAATGTCGGGAGCAACTGGTTCTGTCTTACCTCCAGATGGAGCGTTGTCAGCAGGTGTTACGCGGTGAAGACGTAGAACCCGTTACCCAGATGGATAACGGCGAAAGTTCCGACTTGGAACTTTTCTACCTATGCAAGAAAGTACGTGAAGAGCTTGACCTTCTCAATCATACCGAGAAAAAGCCGAAAGGTAAGAGTATCACCATCGGTGTTGACGTTGATTGTTCCGATGCCATCAAGCACTTCAAAGATTTCAAGAAACAATTTGACGAGTTACATAATGAAGCCGTGAAGCGCATCAAGAACTACGGCAAACCAGACCCAGATGTGTTTGTGATGAAGGTTGATTTGGCGAAATACTTTCAGCCAATCAGCATAGACACTGGTTCGCAGGATTCCATGCTTGCTTTTCACAAGATGATGGTTGACGTATTTTCTTTGGTTGACCAACTGCCAAAGGATATGACTCTTCCTGTGTACTTCATGTATCATGGCAGGATTCACAAGAACAAACATGCTCAGTGGATTGGTGTCAGCGAAGGCAAGAAACTTATCTGCAAGATAGATGGCTACGATGGTGTGTTTCCTGTCAGTGACATCTATCAGACACCAGACGAAGTTGTGATGTCCGTCGGCAAAGTTGTCAGCGACCATGTTTCCCTCTCCCGTGACAAGAAGCAATCTTTTTTCATCGACCATACCAACCGCGTGTTTCGTGGTGCTGAATGGTATCTGGAAGACCAGAAGATTGACCACTTCGACACACTTGACGAATTAAGAAAGTTCTTACTTGAAAACATTATCGACGATGGAAAAGAAGAGTAAGGTTGTTTCGATGCAACCGCCACATGCGAAAGTTCAGGAGATACCTTTCGGCAAACCTGCACGAATCGGAAACTTCAAGGTCTGGCGTACCAAGAAGGAACTTGGTAAGGGCAAAGACAAGGTAGAGGTTGAGCAAATCAATATCAGCACTCTCGACGAGAGTTGGCAGATAAAGATTCCTGCCACCTTTGAAATGTTCGGTCTGATACGTAGTTTGTTCGCCGAGCATACCAACAGCTTTACCGACAAAAGGACAGGGCAGTTGGCTACCATCTTTGGAAACTTCCTGTATGCCTCCTGTATTCCCAATGGTTATTTCCAACGTGCCATCAACCTCTGTGCTACCATCTATTCCAATCCTACGCTTCTCAAAGAGGAAGACGAGAACCATGAGAACCTTATGAAGGACGTTCAGGGTCTTATAGCCGGATTCCTCGAATGGCGAAAGGAGTATGACAAGCAGATGGCAGAAAACGAGCCTACCGAAGCAGACATGAAGAGTGATCAAGTCGCCGAGGAAATGCTTGAAGAGTTGAACAAAGAATAGTGTAACGACGATGAAGACAGGCAGACCGACCATAATAGAGCCTCAACGTTATCCGGCTACGGGTGACGGTATTGCGTTATGCGTTATCGGACGGCGTGAGAACAGGTATGCCCGTGAGTTCATTGCGCACTATAAGGCATTAGGCTTTGACAAAGTTTTCCTCTGTGACAACAACCGTAGCGGCGAGGAACGTTTTGAGGACGTTTTGCGCGACTACATAGAGGAAGGCTTTGTCAATGTTCTGGACTACAGGGATAAGTCGGGTGTTCAGAGGGATGCTTACGAAGAAGTCTATGCGAGGTATGGCAGTAAGTACCGTTGGATGGCTTTCTTCGACTTCGACGAGTTTCTTACCCTTGTCAGTTGCAACACTATCCATGAATTGATGCCGAGTTATGACGGTTTCGATTGTGTGTTGTTCAACTGGCAGTGCTATGGTGACAACGGCTTGGTCAGGGATGATGGTCGTGATTTGCGTGAGCGATTCACGGAGCCGTTGCCGTTTAACCTTGCTGTGCAGTATGACGGTGTTCCAGAGAACGATCATGTTAAGTGCATTGTTCGTGGTGGTCTTCCGTCAGTTCAGTTCTACATCAATCCACATGTTCCGTCCAATCGTCTGCGCTGCTGTGACTCCTGTGGTGAGCCATGCGACCAGAAGGCGTTTCGCAAATACGATTTCTCTGTCGCCTATCTACGTCACTATGTCACCAAGACCGCCGAGGAATGGTTTATGAACAAATGGCAGAAAGGCACAGGTAACAAAGAGAACATCGAGGGTTTCCGTAGCATGTATGCAGGTCGTTTCTTTGCGTACAACAAATGGACGCAGGAGAAAGAAGATGTCATGCGCGAGTGTACTGGTATGCCGCCGAAGGTAGTTCCCAATCATCGCACGGTAGTTATCGTGAACTTCAATACTCAGAAGCTCACAGAAGCGGCTATACGGTCATTGGAGAATCACTCACTTGGTTGTACGGTTGTCGTGTTCGACAATAGCGACAGAGAGCCATTCGTGAACACCTTTGAAAACATAAACATCAAGGTTATAGACAACACAAAGGGTCAGCACATCGACTTTGAGAAGATGCTTGCTGAATATCCAGACAAATATCCTACTCCAGAAAACAACTATGGCAGTGCCAAACACTGCTACACCGTTGACTACTGCTTTGACCTGTTTCCAGACGGCTTTTTGCTGATGGATAGCGATGTATTGGTCAAGCAGGACATCACGCCATTGTTTGACGATAGTTGTGCCTGGGTAGGTCAGGTTGACTTGCACCGTAACCGTTGGAACTACAAGTTACCGCGAGTGTTGCCGTATCTCTGCTATTTCAATGTACCGCTATTGCGCAAGCATGGTGTTCGGTACTTCAACGGTGAAAAGATGTGGGCTTTGAGCCATCGCCACCCCGATATGTGGTATGACACTGGCTGCTGGTTCTATGAGGCATGTAGCGAACAGTCATTGCCAGAGAATCATGTGAACATCAATGACTATATCCTACATCTGCGGCATGGCAGTTGGAACGCTACCGAGCAAGACGAATGGCTTGAAGCGCATCGTGACCTATGGGAATGACCTTACGGAGATAGATACAAGAAAAGGCGAGGTTTCATCCTCGCCTTTCTTTATGGTTGACAACATACACAACGCTATTCAGCATCCTTGGCCGCTTGAATGATTTTGTGCGCAATACTTATTATCCTACCCATTTCTACGGGTCTCACCTCTTTCAGACCGTGTTCCTTCAGATAGTCGTTATAGGCATAGAGCAACGGACACTGGTTGCATTTGAGCGGCAGCACGAAGTTGATGTTATCCGTTTCGTCAATGACTTCCTGCTCACTCTCTTTCTTGATGTCATTGTACTTTGCATAGAGGTCGGCACGTTCCTTTGAGCCGATAGGCTGTTGCTTTGCCGATCGAAGAATCTCCTTCAGCACTTCCTCTGTGCCTACCAGTTCCACCTCGTCAAGTTGCATAGGTGTTGCAATACCTTCCTTGACACGGGAACGTCTGTTTTCGAGAAGTTTCTTGAACTTTGCGCTTTCCACGATGTTGTTGCGGATGCTATTGTTCTGCTGTGAAGCGAGAGCCACGTTTTCTGGGTACGCGATGGCGTAAGCGTCGCTTTCAGAATACCCGATAGCCATGAGGTCAGCCATTACAAGATACTGAATAGTGACATTCAGTTTCTTCGATTCTGTCTGTTTTTGCTTTGATAAATCCATATTTTTATGTGATTTTGTTATTTTTCTTTGATTTTATTTTGCGGATTCAGATAATATATATACTTTTGCAGTGTGAGAGACGGATTAACCTTCAGAGACCGTGTCTCATTCCAGCCAAGCTAATCACTTGGCTTTTTTATATGTATTATCCGATCATCATGTATGCAGTATATTAAATCGAACTGTTTATACTGCGAAGTTCCTTTCAATCCGAAGAATTTGGCAAAGCCGTCATTGAACGCCTGTGTCGTGAAATTGTCATTTGGGAAGAACAGGACTGCAATTCTTGTGTCTGGCTTTGCAGCACAATGTTTGAGAGCGTTACGTATATTGTTTGACGTAGCACTTTCCGCTCCTGCAATTTCAAAAGGCATACCATCCCATAACCCCTCATAATTCCTATGCTGGTAGATGTTATGGTATTCTGCGCCGAGAATAACAGAATGTCCGTTTAAGAATCCTGCCGTCTGTACTTTTTCCTCATACCATCCTTTGTTCTCATCGAAGTTGTGGTCAACATGCGTCGCTTTCACACCTCCATTTTCGGCATTATACTCTACATCGTAATAATCTTCATCATTATTCAGCCTTTGGTATTCATCCCATCTTTCAGTGTCAGCGTTACCTTCTTCCAGAGCGAAGATTGGTATTCTGTAACAACAGCAATGAGGGTGCGGATATGGTTTCGTGTATAAGTCTTCCAGTCCTTTGTGAAATCCTACCTCATCGTCGCATACCGAGCAAGGGTAGGCACTTCCTCTGAGCTGATAATATCCGGCTGCTCCGCTTTCGTCAAACTCTATGCCCTGTTCACGCATCCAAGCCATCTGAAGTGTCAGACGTGCCATGTTTGTTACATTCGTGCTACCGTTATTGGAAAGACCGACACCTCCAGCCATGACACCATGACTTTGAATGTATGTCGCATTGAAATCGTCTGAATGTTTGAAAGCATCCGTGACCTCTGGCATGGTGTAGATGGAATGGAGATTAGACTTTACTTTCGTAACCGCATCTGCCATTGCGACATTTGCAAAACGAAGAGCCGCTATTGCAGCCTCCCAATCTTTCATTGTCTTGTATAGGTAGCCGTCGAGTGTGTCTTGCAAGTTATTGTTTCCTCTTCCGAGCAATGCGATCCATGCGGCGAGTAAGTTTCTATGCTTTTCATCATCCGTTACACGAAGTGAATAGTCATAGATAAGGCTCATAATGTCCGCTTCCAGTTCGTCCATCACCTCCGCAATCTCATCCATCATTTTCTCATTGTACTTGCTGTTGATGGCAAACTCTTTCGGGTCAACATTGTACTTATAGCAGATTCTTACGATTTCCTGTGCCGCATCTTCAAGGCAATCATCCACCTTTGACTCCAGTAGCCTTGCAAAATCGTTGCGTCGCAATATAAATTGCTTTGCAGAAGTTATATCCTCCTGTGTTGGCAATCTATATTGCGACCCGTCGAGTTTTATCTTTATGCTGTCAGCCATACATTAGTGCGTTGTGTTCCACTTATCCCACTTTGACTTTGCGCGACCTGTTGTGGGGTCAACCTCGTTTCCGTTTTCATCCCACGTCTTACCAGACTTATTCTTCCGACCCCGGCCAGTGGCTACGCTGCCTTTGGTACGTTTCCGTGAACTGCCTTTCGTGGTCTTCTTGTTTCCGTTTTCGTCCGTACCCGTCGTTGTGGTGGTCTCTTGCGTATAGTCTGCTTCGATTTCCGCGAGAGCCTCAGCCTGACTGATGGTGATGTCGGACTGGATTTCAAGTTTCTGTTCCGTAAGCAACAGGTCTTGTGCCTGTTCCTCCTTCTTTTCAGCCTGTATGCGCTCCCATTCCTGGGGTGTGCCATACGGCAGTTTCTCCGAAGCCGTCTGTTTTGAGAGGAAACCGCCGACAACAGCCGTGTTGAGGTTGGTTGTCAGTTCTGTTATGTTGAGGTGGATATACGGCTCAATGTAGTGGCGAATGTTTGTGTTGATGAACGCCAGACGCTGTTCACATTCGATTCCGTAGCCCCAAGTGAAAATCTCAATCATCTTGTCAACAGCACCGTCGTATTCCTGTGAATCGTTCATCGCCTTTTCGTAGGCATCCGAATACATGATTTTGAGAGATACGCCCGGTGTGTCGCCAGACTTCAGTTCTGGTGTCTTGACAGCGAAAGACTGCTTGTAGATGTTGTCTTCCAGTTTGTCAAGCTCCGCTTTGTATGCGTTGCTTGCATCCTGACGGTTGAGGAATCCTATTTCCCCGTCCGATGGAAGAATCATAATCTTCGACGCATAGGACATATCGTTTGTGGTCAGTTCCTCACTGCCTTCGCCCTTTACATACATGATAGGAAGACCGAAGTCGTGGTTACTATGAGCGAGGTTTGAGAAAGCCACCTCATAGTTTTCGATGGTCTCTTCCGAGAACGTCCAGCACGGGCCGTTATCGTCTCTCATGTACGCAACTGGAATATCATCGAACCCATGCGGCTCCATCCATTCCAGTTTGTAGCCGTCCGTAGAGAATAGTTTGAAGATAATCTGCTTTGCCTTATCGAGCAAAGAGGTAGGATCGCCGTCAGCCACGAAGCGGTAGTAGTATTTCTCATCCCATACGTCAATGTACCGTTTCGTCACCGTTCCATCTTCCGCATAGTTGCAGTAAGTACGTGCAAAGGTGCTGAGTTTGCCAGTACGCAGGTCGTAGTGAGGAAAAAGTTTGTCGCCATTGAGGAAAGACAAAACTTTCCAACCGAACTTTCCTTTGTCGAGGAAACCGACAAAAGCACCGTCTCCAGTCGCCTTAACCGACTTTGCCAGTTGATACCATGCCGTTTCCATGTTCTTGTTCGCCCATCCATTACGATGTTCGTTGAAAATATTTCTCGTTTCATCTGTCACGCTTTTGTCTGACAATTCAAACTGAATGTCGTTGCCGCAAAGGTGTGTCAGATGCTTTACGAGGATGATTTGTTGGTACGAGAAGGCATAGCGAGGAATCTCCTGCACATACCACCTTCCATCTTCCTCATTCTGCTGCCAAATATCTGGGAATAGTTCTCGGTCGTTGATGAGGTGTCCGGCAGGGTCAAGTTCCCGCATGAAGTCTTCCTGCGTAACTATCTTCCTCCGTAGTCTATCTGGAGTTACCGCAACTTCTGAAACATCGTTCCAGATGTAGCCGTGATCATAGTGACCATCGGGCATGATACGGGTAAAAGGCTTCTTTGTGAGAAGGTCTCTTACCTTAAACTGTGTTTGTGTGATGTTGTCTGCCATATTTTTATACGTTTGTGTTTAGTTTTCGTGAGAGTTTGCGAACACCGCGTATTCTCTTATTCTTTTTGAGCCACGTCGGTATAACCGCCTGTGTATGCTTAATGTCAAAAATCTCGCGCATGAACAAAGCCTCGAAGAAGTCTGGTGAATGTCCTACGACGGCTTTGTTTTTCATTTGTTCCTTGTGGATAAGACACCAGCCCTTGTCTTCTTTCGACATATCCTGTTTTACGCATTTGCGTTCCAGTTGGAGTATGTCGTAAAGAGTTTTCGTTTCCTTTCCGACTTTGTATTTCCTTTTGAGAAGAGTTTGCTCAATGCTCCATCCTGTCTGCTGTGTCCTTTCTGCGAACTTATATGCGCATTGAGATTTCTTATTGTCGTAGAGATATTTGTCTTTAAGGTCAACCGCCTCTTGGTTGTTGAACTTAACCGCGTTGGGGAAAGCCCCCTTCAAAACTTGCCCCATACCATTGAGGTCATAGGCGAAGTTCTGTTCCAATACTCCCCATTCGTGGAGTTTGGCGCGGATAAGGTCAACGGTAGTGTATGGGTCACGACGGCAGACATATACATCTGCGACGTGATGCCCTATCCATAGCCACGTCACGCAGTTGTCGCCTCCGTCACCTGCAACGTCACAGGTTGCACGACGAACACCGTCACCTATCATTTGAGCGTTCTGGAACACCTTGTCAAGATGGTATGCCTGAATCATATCGTCGCCCATCTTGATAATATCCCAGTTTCCGTCAAACTCTCTTGCGCGAATCTCTGGCGGCTGGTTAAGCAATGAAGCGATATACCCGGGGTCGTTCTTTAGCAAAGCCTTGTTGTCTTTCAAACTTGCCTTGACGAAAGTTACCGACTTCACGAAGAAAGAAGTCTTTGTGTAGCCGTACTGTTCCCATTCTGGATCCCAGGCATCGTCAATCAGTTCCTTGCACTGCTCGTAAACTTCCTCTGGCGTGTCACCCCAGATGATATTGTCAACGGAATCGTCCGGCATGTAGCAATAGCGAACAACGCCGTCACGTTCTGGAATGGCAAAACCTTTTCTTTCGGGGTGCATGAGACCGTCCGAGTAGATGGTATCTTCCTTTCCAATCCACCAGTCGATAAACTTTCTGAGCCACGAAAGCGGATCAGGGTTGCAAGTACCGAGAATCCTTGAATGAACACCAACCGTGTTTCGGTTTGCTGTCATAAGGAACTTGAACATTTCAAACGGCATCTGAGGCAGCTCGTCTATACCGATGTACGCAAACTGTTGTCCGCGATACTTTATGTCGAAGTCGTGCATTGGCATGTCGTAGATTGTCAGTCCGAGTTTTGCGCCAGACTTGAAGTTCCACGTCATATCGTCTTTCGACTTGTTGTATCGGCCAAGGTCAGAGAACCATCGTTTGCTCTCGTTGATGATATTCTCGAAATCGTCTTTGTTCTTTCGGAATATGATACCGTTAAAATGTTTGTTCTTGATGTCGTACATTGGTTCCATCAACATCGTAACCGTGTTATGGTTGATGGTGAAAGCGTCGGTCATGTAAAGATGGTCTCTACCAGTTACCGTTATGCAACGGCAATTCTGCCTGTGCTTAGACTTTGTGATGTACTGAAGTGTTTTCGTGAGAACATTCCTTGCATTGGGTTTCTTCGGAACTTCTGCGTTTACGTGTGCGCGTAACTTGAAGTTGTATCGCGCAAACAATTCGCCATCGTCGGGTGCTACAAACGAAACTTTCCAGAGACCTATTCTTTGCGGATCATCGTCAACCTGTGAAACTCTCGCCCAGATGCCGAGTGAACGAGCCACTTCTGCAATATCTTCAATGAGCATTTTGTTTGGCAGTGCGATGTATGGGTGCTTGTGCATTGACCTCCCGTTCTGGAACATGACACCACGCAGGTATTCCCATCTTGCTTGCACCGATGCCGTCTTATATTCGGCAGGTATTCTTGCAGGTTGTTCCTGACGGCTGCAAGTTATCCTGCGTCTGTTTTCGTCCGACAAACCTTTGAGGTAGTAAAAACCATTCTGTTTGTTTTTCTTCACCTTGTAGCCGAGTGAACAGAATTTCCGTGCGAGGTATTGGTCTTTGGTAAGTTTGACACCTGTCAGTGCGAAGTTCCAGAACCCCGTGCCACTGATATAGCCGAGAATGAACGGATGGATAGGTAAGTCTATTGCCGTTCTTTTCTCGTTCATTTCGACTTCACCGCAAAGAGGGAACTCCACAAAGTTTACTCCACCCTTGCGAAGTGACAGAGGGTAAGGTGCGCCGAGTTTGTAGAGGTCGATTATTTCCCTTGCAGTCATTTCGTGGAAGTCTTCTGCGCTGTTTGTCCTCGCCCAGAATCGGTGGTTATCCATGCAGTTCACGGTCGTACCATCGTCGAAGTGGAATACATAGACCGTGTTCACTCCCTGCTCAAAGATTTCGCTCACCTTCTGAACGCCGTTGTATGGTGTGCAAATCAAATCCCCAACTTCAAGGTCGCCCATCTTTCTGAATCCAGACGGTGTAGCAACAGGTGTGGTGTAAGGATTTGCCTTACCGCCACCTCTGTTGCCACCAAAAACTATGATGTCAACGACATTGCTCAACCCAAATTCCTGCGCTCCCTGTTGTGCTATGAAGTAGTTTGAGTCCTTTTTGTTTCCTTCTCTGACCCGAAGCTGCTCCACATATTCCTGTGAGTATATGCGCTTTCCGTCGGTTGTGCAAAGACCAGTGAAGTCGTTTTGTTCTGTCATAAACTTTTACATTTTTGTCGCAAAGGTAGTTTGGAAGCCCTACAGAAACATCTTTTTTATTTGGAAAACAAAACATTTCCAAAATAAAATATCATTACAAAGTTGCTACCAATATAATTTTGCGGAAAATTCTTTACAAAGGCAGACAAAAAAGGTCTGTTCAACCAACACAAAAACTAAACATTTTACAGTATGGAGAAAGACATTCTCATTCAGAATTTGAAGACCAAGGTTGGAGAAGACAACTGCAAGGTCATTAGTGACAAGACATTCGACGGTATTGCCGAAAGTGTCCTGCCAATGTTCGCCGACGACTCGAAGATTACCGACGAGACGTGGAAACTTCCCGTAGCAACTCTGATTCAGTTTGCCGGACAAAAGCGTTTCGACGAAAAGGAGTTTACCGAGAAGTTCAAGGCAGACTACGCCAAGGAGTACGCGACCCAGCATGAGAAAGATGTTGAGACGCGCATTGCCGCCGCAACAGCCAAGGCATTGGAAGACTACAAGAAGGAACACCCTGAGAATGGTGGTGGCAATGGTAACGGTAACGGTGGTTCATCTTCCGACGATCTGGATGCAAAGGTACAGGAAGCCGTTAAGAAAGCAATGGCAGGACTTACTGGCGCAGACAGCGAGTTTGGTAAAATGACCGCGACCATGACCAGCTTTATGAAGTCGCAACTTGAGCGGGAGAAAACCGCAGTTCTCAACAGCGTAAAGTCCGAACTCAAAAAGCACCTTATCGCTCTGAAGGCTAACAACGAGGCATGTATTGACGATGCTCTTGAAGACATCGAATATGGTGAGAACCCCACATTCGAGGGCTTGAAGCAAAGTGCAATCTCAGCCTACGAGAAACGCTACAAGCGTTACTACGCAGACGGTGGAAAGCCTTTCGGTGGCGATAGCACTGGAGGAAACGGTGGTGGCAATAACGATTTCGTCAAGGAACGTATTGCCAAGTTGCAGAAGGAGGCACAGGACAACGCCAACTATGCCACCGAGCAGGAAAAGACATTCGTTTAACGGATGGCTTGACAACCAGAAACATTCACAACACAAACACTAAGTAAAATGAAACAAGGTACTATCAACAACTACGTGAAGTTTAGTAAGAACTTTGGTGGTGTCCGTAAGTGCTACGAGGGTAAGCCGACCGTTGCCGTCGGTGGTTTCATGTGTGAACCTTCCTTGATGCCAGCATATCCCAATGTGATGGCAGCCGGAACCCTTGTGTACGCCGACGAAACGGCAGGTGTACGCTCCATCGTTCCTATCTACACTTTCAAGGTTCTGGCCGTTGATACGGCACAGAAGACCGTCAAGGTTGAGAAGTTCGAGACTGGCAGTATCGCCAAGGTTGGTATGAAGTTGCTCGTCGTTGGTGACGATCTCACTCAGGCTGTGAGCAACATCGCAACCGTTACCGCCATCGACAGCAGTAATGCCGACTACGACCTTCTGACTATGGATGAAGTTGTTGCCGACAGCAATGCTTTCATCGCCGAGGGTGATGTGCTTGCAGAGGCAAAATCTTCTGAGGTGAAGAAGATCAAGGCCATTCCCAATGGTCTGACCTACTGTGACAACGTACTCGACCCCGATGCGTATGCAATCGACATCGACTACATCTGGAACTGCATGGAGAAGCCCGTTCTGGAGCGTCGTATGCCGCCTCTTACCGCAAGTCTGAAGAAGGCTCTTCGTGACAATGAGTGCTATTTCCGTTTCTCGAACCGCAAGTAAACTAAAAGGAGATTAGATTATGAGAGACAAAAATCTTTATGGTATCAGTGGTCTTCATCAGTATGTTGACGCTGAGAACTTCGGTCTGATCCTCGACAACGTGAACGCCAAGTACAACAAGGCTATCTGGCGTCAGTTTGCTTCGTGGGGTGAGCCGACCGATGACCGCGAGTGGAAGCAGGGTATCAAGAAGACCCCGATTCTGGTACGTGCCAGCGTACTCGGTACACATTCTGGCAAGCCGCAGCGTAGTACCCTCGGTTGGGAACTCTACGGTGGAACACTGCCCCAGGTGGGTCATGGCTTCAACATCACCAAGGACGATATGATTGAGCTGCGCAAGGTTGCCAAGCTCAGCAATCTTACCTTTGGTGAGGCTCTTACCGACAGCTTCATCCTCAACTCGGATGCAATGCTCGGTGGTGTTCACAACGAACTCTCCTACATGGTCATGCAGGCTATGTCAACTGGTGAGATTCACGACGTTGCCGTTGACGGTGCGCGTTACGACTTCAAGTTCCAGATTCCCGACGAGAACTTCATGTCGCCCGACACGGGTAAGGACTGGTATGTTTGGGACACCTCTGGTGCAACTCCCAAGCTGGTTGCCAACAACAGTGCAGATGTCATTGAGGACATTCTGACATTCCAGAAGTACCTCACAGACACCCTTTCCCTCGGTGTTGACCACTGGAAGTTGTCGAAAGACCTTCTGGATAAGATCGTTACCCATCCCTCTGTTCTGACTGCTTACAAGGCCAGCAAGAACTACTACAACCCCTCACAGGTTAAGGTTGTTCGCACTGAGGTTCTGGCTTGGATGCACAACGACCTGAAGGTATGGCCGTTCCAGGAGATAGACTTCAAGTCTCGTCACGAGGAAGACGGCAAGCCCGTTGCCGACGATCCCGCTTTCGACATTCACAACATGGTTGCTGCCAGCCGCGCTTATCGACCCTTCGAAATGAAGTGCATGAACAGCATCCTGATTGACCGCGTGAAGATGGGTGGTCTTGACCCGTCAACCCGCTACTCTTTCGTGGAAGGTCGTATTGCCGTGCGCAACTCATGGCAGGAAGACCCCATCCTGAATGTCATTGACTGCGAACTCTACGCTGGTCCTGTGTTCAACAACGTTCACGACTACGGTATTGCTACCGTATGGAAAGACTACGAGGGTTAAACTCTAAGTGACTTGAAACATGGCCGACACTGAGAACCAGATTATCGCCACTGCTGAGGAATACGTAAAAAGTATCTCCCCCAACGCCAATGTCAGTGAGAGTACCATCAAAGGTATTCTCATTGACGCTGGCATTGAAGCCGGAACACCTGCTACGTCTTTGACGGAAAAGCAGAAAGACCTCGCTCTTGCATATCTCCTTATCCGTATCGCCTTCAATCCCATCATGTCGCAGAAAGTGACAGACAAAGACGGTGATTGGGAGCATACAGAGGGTAGTGAACAGTGGGCGAAGTCACAGCTTATGCAGTATTTGATTCTCGCCCGTGACCTGCTTGCTAAATGGGGCATTACCGATTCTCGCGTAGAATCACTTGTGCCGAAATGGGGCATGAAAGGTTCGGGTTTCCGTAAAATCCGCAGATACCCATAACGCAATGACTCGTATCAACAACCCTCGTTTCCCTCATCGTTGCCGCATAATCAGATATGCCGCGACCGAGCCGATGGAAGACCAAGCCAACGTCTATGACCCGATGGCAGACGACGATCCGTTGGCAGATGAGACACCCGATGAACCCGATGGTGGCGAAAGTACCGATACAGACGGTGACACCGACCAAGGAACTGACTTACCAGAAGGTGCTACGGTAATCTACGAGGGCATTTGCAGAAGTGACAACCGCGACACTATATCGGACAATGGAGACGTGATTGCATCATACAGGACGCTCGCATTGCCTTTGAAACAGGATGAGTGGACGGAAGAAACTATCCCTATGGAGGGTGACAAGATAGAGTTACAGCGATTCGGTTACAAGGAATACGGACTGGTCATTGACAAACGCCCAAGCAATTTAGGAACTCACATTCTCTGGAAATATGTCCGCAACTAACAAAGCCGTCATACACAAAGCCTTTGCAGACTACCGCAAGCAGATACTTGATGAAGTCGAGATACGTTGCCGTAAGTTCTGCACCGACTTGTGTCAGGAGGCTATCAATGCGAGACAGAACACCGAGGGAGCGCATAACTTCACTGGCAATCTGTTGAACTCAATAGTTGTCTGCTTATACCGAGAGCGAGAACCTATCAATGCTTACTACGCAGCTCAGTATGTACCGAAAGCCATACAGGTGAAGATGCGTGAGAGGAAGCGCAAGAGTTATCGTTTCAATCCCGATTACGATGGTGACAAGAGCCATTACCTGCCTACGGTTCAGACTAACGGCGGTTGGGGAGAGGACGATGCTCGAAACTTCTTCCAGAACTACACCCCGAAAGGCAAGAACCTCTTTGACATCGTAATAGCCTATCCTGTTGAATATGCCAACTGGATAGAGATTAAGAGAGGTACGACGGGAATCATGCGAGCTTACTCATGGAGTGAGCAAGTCAGCGTACAATACTTGAAACTGGTAAGGAAATAAGAACAGAATGGCAAAGAAAAAGAAACCTCTCATCTACCTTATTTACAGCGACCTCGTTAGTGCTGTAAACGGTATCGGCAAGAAGACCTATCTTGACCGTCCGAAGTCCGTCACAGAGGAACTTGCAAATTTCATCGTCGTTGATATACCCACTGAGATACGTGGTATGGTTAAGGGCAGCGTCGATTTCAAGGCAGATTGTTACGGTACTTTCTCTGTCTTCTGTAAGGCTAAAACCGATGCGACCATCAACATTGGTTCGCAGAGTGAACTAACCCAGAAAGTCTTAGACTTGTTTCCCATCAACGGAAAGTATATCACGGCTTCACGTCCGAGGGTGCTTATGCAGGGCGAAGACGGCTATGGCTACCAAGTTACTCAAATCACATTCTCGCTTCACACAAAGACGAACGCGAGAAATATTGATTAGCACTAACACAAACACAAAATATCAGTACGATTATGGCAGTAACAACAAAAATCTCGATGCAGGGTGATGTCTTTGAGGGCATCAGTGCTGTATTTGGACTCGCAGGTGGTCTTCCTGACGGTCTGAATTTGGGTTCGTCAAGTCTTACGGAGTTTCCCGTTTCCGACGATTCGGGCTTCAACTTCGACACTGGACAGCCGAGTATCGAACACTTCAAGGTTAAGGGCTTGAACACCGATTGGGTGAACACTTTTACGCCTGGTGACGGCGAGATCAAGCTGGAAGTTCCCTGTCACGGAACGGACATTCTTACCCTTTGCGGCTTGGAGGGCACTTCCGCAAGTGTCACTCTTCCCTCTGGTGTCTCTTCCGTTGGCACTTCCGCAACAGGCAAGTCCTATCCTGTCACGCAGAAGGCAGTGTACCTTGGTCTTCTCATCCTGAATGACACCGAGGACAAACTTCTGTTCATCAAGAAGGCAAAGCTCATGGCTCAGATCATCTTCGATGGTTCAAACAAGCCTCTGTGTGTTGTCCTGACGGGTACTATTGCCGCAGGTGCAAGCAACGATGCCATTGGTATCTGCACCATCGCTAACCCCTAAACGGATAGCGAGTATTCAAGCGACCATTTCAAGGGCAGTGGTAGTGAAAGTGCTGCCACTGCCCTTATCAGTTTCGATACAATCGAACCCCACTAAACAAATAAGACGAAAAGTTTATGGCAGAGAACAATACAGAAAACTTAGAGCCAAAGGTGGAGCAGCCATCATTGGACGTTCAGCAACTCTATCTTTCGTTGATCAGCAACGATGCAGAGGAAGTTGAGATACTTCGCACGAAGAAGAAATACAAGATTCGCTGGCTGAAGAACGGTCAGTTGGAGAAACTTACCCGTCTGTTGCTTCACAAGAAGACCATTGACGAGCAGAAGACTACAGGCAGTGATGTCATGGATGCCATTCTCGAAGACACCAAACTTGCTTGCAAGGCAGCAGCCATCATCATTCTCGACGGCTATTGGAAGTTGAAGTTTCGCTACTGGTTCATGTGGCGTTGGTTCTACTACATCAAGCAGTACGATAACATTCAGCTTATCAAAATTCTCGAAGTTGGCAAAAAAAAAGTTCCGCTCAAACAATTCTACGGGACTATCACATCGCTGACCGAGGCCAAGGATACGTTGATGAGGATGAGGACAGAGGAAGTCGAAGCTATCCTTCAAGGACAAAGTTTGGTGGAGCGTTTGCAGACCGAAAACAACGCCAGTGGCTCGTAATGCCGAGGTATTTTTTCTTTGGTCTGTACCGCATACCGATGTACGAATACTATTGGGGTCATACCGCAGCCCAGATAGATTTGATAGATGCCGATGCGCCCATCATCTGTTACAAGCGCAGTGACGATAAGACAGGCGGCTTGAAGCCCGGTGACAAAGGCTATCGCCCTAATGCGAAGAAACTTGAGGAAACCGTCAGGAAGTGGCAGAAGCGCAAGGCAGCAAGAGAGGCGCGAGGTTTCAAACTCGACACCCTCTTGGCGACTGGAGAGAAAGTTCCAGTAGATACAGGACTACAATAACATTGTAGCGCATACAACACAGAAACGACAACACAAACACAAATAAAATATACGACTATGCCCGATTTGAACCCGCTAAAGTTCGCTGTTGCTATCCAAGACGAAGCGACCGGACAGTTAAACAAAATAGAGCAAGAGTTTCAGAAGCTCAAAGACAAGACCATTACCGTCAAGGTCGAAGGTCTTTCTGACTTGCAGAATCTTTTGTCGGCGTTACAGCATCAGCAAGTGCAGAACATCGGCAAAGACGTAGCCTCTGGTATTCACGATGCCGCCAAAGGTTTGCAGGAAGAAGCACAGAAAGCCGTCCGTGCGTCTCTTGGTCAGTTAGCAGCAGACCTTACGGCAGTGAAGACCGCCATTCAGCACGACAACTTTACCGCCTTCAGTACGCGCATAGAAAAGTGTGCTGAAGCCGTCAACACCCTTGATGCCGCTTTCAAGCAGTTCCACGTCACCATTGGTCAGGATGCAGGAATGAAAAACTTTATGACTGGCTTGGGTGAGGTGATCCGCAATGTGCGAACCTCAATGGGTCAGTTGAATGGCTTTGGTCAGACGAAGACACCTCCCGAAAGCGTCTATGTGCGTAACGTACAGAAGATGGAGGATGCCCTCTACCGCATACAGGAAGCCCGGGCGAAAGTTGGCAATGCCATCCGTCAAGCGGAAAGTCTTGGTATGCCAGGCGTGAACAATATGCGTATCTACCTGCAAATGTTGGATGCCTACGAAAAGAAGTTGCAGAACATTCGCAGCAATCCTTTGATGATGCACGAAAACGGCTGGCAGGCACAGGCTTTCGGCACGACTTTCAAGCATCTGTTAGGCAATGCAGGTGACTTCCAGAGACAGGTTGAAGGTTTTGTTCAGAAACAAAACACGCTGGAAACAAACCAGCGTCGTTTCAACACCGCACTTGAAGAGAGTGAGAAACTTTTGAAGCGTCTTGACGGTGCAAGCACCAAAGGTTTCGCCCTTGGCATTGACACGTCAAAGACAGACAAGGCTTTGCAGGACATTCAGCAGTTCATCGACAAACTCTTGATGTTTGACAGCAAGAACCTTGGTAACGGTCATGCCGTGAACGAACTTATTGCCGAATACACCCGTTTGAAGTCCACGTTGTCTGGAGTAGCGAGAGAGCAGGAGAAACTTAACTCTTCCACCGAGAAAGCCAACAAGAAAGCGGCAGACAACTCTACCCGTAAGGCACAAAAGGACAACGAGGCGTGGACTGAAAGTATGCGCCGTGCAGGTGTTGAAGCCACCAAACTTGAAATCACCATCAGGAAGTTGCAGGAGGCAGAAGCGAGGGGAAAGTTGGCTAATGTTGACACGACAAATCTTTCCGCGAGGATTGCCGAGTTACAGAACTTTGCCAACATTCTCCGTTCCATTGAGAGCGGTTCCCGTCTTCATGGTCATACGAGCGATTTTGTGAATAGTGTTCCTTTCCAGAACGCTATTCGTCTGGCTAACGAGGAAGCCGCAGCAGTCAAGAAGTCTGCCACCGAGAAAGAACATGCGGCGAGGGCGGCACAACAATTTGCTTCAGAGGAACAGCGGCTTGCTCATGCTTTGAGCCAGGTTACAGACCAAGCAAGATCGCAGTCACAAGTGTTGTCAGATTTGAAATCTATGGCAGCACAATACCTTAGTGTATATGGCGCACAACAGTTCCTACATAACATTATCGAGATAGGTGGTCAGTTGGAAATGCAACGATTGAGCATTGCCGCTATTCTTGATGATGCAAGTATGGCAAACGAATTATTTGGTCAGGTTAAAGCACTTGCAGTAAAATCTCCTTTCGGTGTTGTTCAACTTGACCAAGACATGAAGCAGTTAAGCGCATACGGATTTGAAGCAAACGAATTGTACGATATGACACGTCGTTTGGCAGATATTTCGGCTGCTACTGGAACAGATGTCAGCAGACTTGCACTTGCACTTGGTCATGTACGAAGTGAAATGGCTTTGACAGGTTACACTTTGAGGCAGTTCTCAATGGCAAACGTGCCGATGGCAAAAATGCTGTCAGAGCAGTTGAGCGAAGTTGAGAAGCGTGTTGTGAGTGTTGCAGAAGTTCGCAAACGTGTCAGAAACAAAGAAATAGGCTACGAAGAGGTTGAAAAGGTTATTAAAGACCTTACCAACGAGGGTGGCATTTTCTACAATATGCAGGAAGTAATGTCAGAGAGCGTTAAGGCAAAATATAAGAACCTTAAAGACTCTCTGGATATTATGTATGGTGAAATTGCCGAAAGTGCAGTTGGCGGTGCTTTGAAAAAGGTCGCCGAGTCTTTGATGAGCCTTACTCGAAATTGGGAAGACATGATGGCTGTACTTGGTGTTGCAGGAACGCTATGGGTTGCTCAAAAAGGCTACACAATTCTTCTTAATACAGCAATCAAGCAGCAGATATTGGCTACCAAGAACGCCGCTCTTGCTAACAGCAAATATACCATTTCACAACTTCGGGTCATGGCAGCAATGCGAGCCAGCACTGGTGTTGGTAAGCGATATGTCGGCGTATTCACAGCCATTCGTGCAGGTGCGATTGCAGCCGGAAGAGCATTGACGGCTCTTTGGTCAAAGTTATGGCCTGTTCTTGCCATCAGTGCAGTTGTCGAATTGTTCATGCACTGGAAGCAACAGAACGAACAAGCAGGTGAAGCAGCCAGCCGTGCTTTTGACAAGGCGAGTGATGGCGCAAGGAAGATGAAGGAAGCACTTGAAAGTCTGCCAGAGTTCAGTGATAGTATGGATTCTGGTTCTCTTCATCAGGGTATAGAGAAAGCCGTCCAATATCTGAAAGACTATTCAATCATGGCTAATGACATAATAGCAAAAGCCAACGAGACGGATGCGGAAGGAAACGCTGTGATGTCACTTGCTGATCAGTACAAATATTTGCGAGGTGAAGTAGAAAAGACAAAGGAGGCTATGGAAGAATACAAGCGTACTTCACAAGCCTCTGGTGATGCAATCGCAGAAACAGGTGGTTTTGCTAATGACAACGTATATAGCGATTTGAAAGACTATTTTAATGCACGTAAGGCATGGATAAAAGCAACTGACAAGTTCTATTCAAATGACAAGCGTCTTGTAGAGAGTGCTATTGAACAAGCCATGGCCGCTGACGATGCTTTCAGACAGGCAGCAGAAGGTGTTGAAGGTTATGGTGAGAAAATACGTATTCTCTATGAGGATATGAACACATATTCTGGAACTGGCCCTTACAAAACAGCATACGACAAATTTCGTAGTGTATATATTGATGAAAAGGGATGGCATCCAAGCGATTGGGATGGAACGAGTAATAAAATGTTTAGCAGAGAGAAAAATGAAGCCGAGCATGAACTTGACAACTGGGCAAAAGGTTTCCAGAGAACAATGGAATCCTCTTTCGGCTATGACTTTTCAAGTCTAACAGAAAAACAATTTGCTAATGTTCGTCAACAGATATGGGATTTCTCAAACAGCGAGGAACTTGCCACACTTGACGAGACAACGAAGAAATGGGTTCGTGAGTATCTTGGTAATAAGTGGGGTATTACGTTTAGTGTTGAAGACGAGCAAGCACTTGAGGAAGTTGACGAAATCAAGAAGCGTCTTGATGAGGTTGTCAATGGTGACTGGCAAATTGACATCAAAGGTGCAACCAACATTGACGATGTTATCTCAAAGATACAGAAAGGGTACAAATCCGCAAAAGAATGGATAGAATCAGCACCTCCTATGCTGATAAAACTTGGTATTACATCTACAAACGGAGCTCAGTTGTGGAGTGATGATTTTATTAGACAAAAGGCTAATGGCGACCCCATTGCACAACAAATACTTGAAGAGACACGTAAGCAAGCAACTGTATTAAGTCAAGCATTAACGGCACATAATACCCTTGGAATACCATTGGAATCTCCAACAAAGAAGAAAGGTGGTAAGAACGGCTCTGGCTCTGGTCATAAGGCTTACAAGGATGAGTTTGCGAAGCGTTGGGATGAGCGTATTCGCATAATGAAAGAAGCCTACGACTGGTACGAGAAATGGGAAAAGAAAGTAGGTAACGACGCTGCCATTGCCGAGACAAACTCCAAGTATGCGGACATCTTCAATGAGTGGCGCACCGACAAACTTTTGCCGATGGACTTTGACGTGAACGAGATTGCCGACTACACCAAATATGTAGAGAAGATTCGTGACGATGCCCTCAAACGCTATCAGGCACAGAAGAATGACAAAGGCAAGAATAACGGACAGGAGGCATTGCGTGTATATCGTCAAGCCGTTGCGTTGCTGAATGACGTGAAGTTTGACGGATTCACCAGGGCCGCAGAAGAGTTCAAGAGTATCATTGACCAGACTATTACCGACCTCAACGAGCGTTGGGATATGTTCAATACGGTACGCAGTGCCACTGGCAATGTGGCATTGGCATCGAGAGTGGCAGGTTTCGGAACGTCCGAAGAAGGCGCGAGAACATCTGCCGACGCTATGCGTAACGAACTACTGAAACAGATACAAATTGCTGGAGGTGCAAACTTGGCGGCATCCATACCTCTTGACGTTCATCTTGACGAGGAAAGTATCAGGGCAAACTTCGAGTCTGCAATACCAGACGCAAACAACCCAGAAGAATACAAGAAGAAGATTGACGGTCTTATCAAGGCATATCAGGAATGGCAGAAGTTACAGCAGAAAGTATTGAAAGACGATGTTTCTGTCTTCGCCAACCTCATCGGAAGTGTTGTCAGTTACGATGCCAAAGTCAAAAAGCTACGTGACGAACTTCAACAAAAGAAAGATAGTGTCAATGCAAGTTTGGCAGCAGGTGTTATCACACAGGAAGATGCAGACAAGGCAAACAACATCGCACAGACTCAGTTTGATTGGGAAAAGATGAAGTTGAGTGCTGACTACGCAAACATCTACAACAATGCAGTTGCCATGTCGAGAGAAGAGTTTGACGGAGCAGCCAGTTCCATTGAGCGGCTTCTTGACAAGTTGCGCGAACTTGAACTTATCTCTCCAGAAGACTATATTTCGGAGAAAGGCAAACTTGACAAGGCACGTCAGGAATGGAACACAACAGGTTTCCTTGGTGAGCGTGGTGCTGTTGGTCAGTTTATCACTGGTGGCTACGACGGACTGACAAACTACTACGCACAGCGAAGAGACAACGCACGTCAGAAAGCGGAGAGAGAGACCGATCCCGATAAGAAGAAGAAATATACCGACGAAGCCGAGCATTACGGTAAGTTGTTCCAGAGTATGTCGAAACTTTCCGATTCTGCAAATGACGTGGTAACTGCTTTCCAGACGTTGCAAAGCGGTCTTGACCTCGTTACCAATCTTTTCGATTCACTTGGTATGGAAGGTGCTGCCAATGCCGCTGGTGATGCAGGTGGAATACTTGGCGGTGCGATGCAAGGTGCATCGGCACTGAGCGCACTTGGCCCTTATGGTATGGCGGCTGGTGCGGCACTTGGTCTTGTAAGTGGTATCGCACAAGTACATGACAACCGTCTTGAGAGACAGATTGGCAAACTCCGTGAAGACGTGCAGAAGATTGAAGCCAACACCAAACTCATTCAGCAAGCCAGAGAGAGAACTTTGGGCTATGATACAGGTGAACTGCGTAAGAGCTATGCGAAAGACTATTCTCCAAACGAGGCGCAGAAACAAGCATGGTCAAACACCATGTTCAAATACTCATATTTCGGTCAAGGCTTCAGCAGCAAGGCGCAGAGAGACATGTACGAATACTACAGCCAAAACTCTTCGGGTACAGGCTATCAGCAAGAGTACCAAAATCTTCTGCAACAGCGAAAAGACTATCTGGAAATTCTTGACAAGCAGGAGTCGAAAAAGAAGAAGTCTCAGTCAGACATCGAAGAGACGAAAGGTAAGATAGCGGAACTTGACGACCAGATACGTTTCTTCTCAATGGATTTGGCAAAGGAACTTTGGGATATAGACATCAAAGGTTGGGCTGATCAGCTTTCCGATGCGCTTGCATCTGCTTTTGAGAATGGTGAGAGTATGGCGAAAGCCTACAAGGAAACCGTGACCAGCATCTTACAGCAGGTGATGAATAAGATGATGCAGATGGCTATTCTCGAACCGATGTTCCAAAGTCTGCAAGACAAACTCTTCGGCAATGCTGAGAAGAATATCACAGGCGTATTCAATCCTGTCGACCCTCAAGGAAGTATGGCAAAGGTTACAGCCATGATTACCGACTTCTTTGGCAAAGGCGGCGAGGGCGAGAAAACTATCACCGCAGCAACCGAGTTTATGGCTGCTTACCAGCGCGGTTTGCAGAACGCAGGACTTTCTGTGTTGAACGATTCTGCCAACACTTTGAGCAGTAGCGTACAGGGAACGAGTGAAGAGACGAGTGACCTGCTTGCAGGTTATGTGAACGCCCTGCGTCAAGATGTCGCCGTGAACAGGATATTGTTCACCCAATTCGTCACACAACTTTGGCCTGAATATGTTACCGCCTTTGCGAACCACGTCAAGACTGTTGCCAACATTGATGTCAACGTGCAGGTGATGATGGAAATGATGCGTGACGGACGTGGTGCTATGTACGACGAGATACATTCCTTGCGGTCGAGGATTGACAATGTTGTAGATGGCATAGAGGGCTTCAAGATGAGATAGTTTTCGGTGCTGTGACATAGCAGGAAACATAACAAAATGAAAGGCGGCTATCCTCGCGGACGGTCGCCTTTTCGATGAATAAACTGAAATGCCTACCTAAACAAAGTAGTAGTATATTTTGTGTTTGTGTTGGTTACTTTTTGAGGTAGTCGTATTCCTCTCGTATCTTTATGCTTGCATCGGCAATGATGGAAACTTTGTCTGAGTGCTTTATCAGGACAATCTTTGACTTATCAAATTGTTCTGCATTGACGCTTGCGTTTTCGTAGAGGTGAACGATAACGAAACTACGGTTACGGGCTGTCAGTTTAACGGAAGAGTTGTCGCGGACATGGATATTGCCGTAACTATCAGCATTGTACCTTATTGTCACGTCGGAAGTTCCGAGTATGAGACTTTCCTTCGGATTGATAACGCTGTACTTGTCATTGACGAAAACATTGGACTTTCGACGGAAGTCTTGGTCGAAATGTTTGATGATAAAATCATTTGACGGATAGTGGTACTGAAGGCAGAAATCCAGCCCCCGATACATCATTCCAACCATCTTTTCCTGACTCCAGTCCTTTCGCCAGAGTTTCTGCCAATCGGTGCATAACCCAAGATGCACTGCTTGGTCACGTAAGTCTTTGTTAAGTTCGTTCATATCAGAATTTTTGTGCAAAAGTATTTGTTTTCAGACCAACCTCCAAGACAAACACACGCCAATTCAGTTTGACGTTCCAAGATTTCCATTTGCCGTGTCGCCTACAGTGCCTATTTGCGAATACCTTTGCAGAAAAATCTTTACAATGGCAATATACAATACATACGTCCAGCAGCTTAGTTTTGACGGCACAAACTACACGAAAGGCAATGTGGTTGACTTGTTGACCACCTATAAAATCATCTGCCAAGAGTTTCCTTTCACAAAGAACCCGAAGCCCAAAGACCTGCCTACACGGGATTGGGCTGGTGAAGACGGTCTCGATGTCTATATCCCGAAGGAACTCCCCGTCAAGCATTACGACATGGAGGTTGTCTTCCTGTACGTAGGAACGGAAGAAACCATCCGTACAGACCTCACGAACTTCATTGATTACCTCTATGGCAGGAATGACG